GTTCAACGGGTATTGATGATAATGCGACTTCAACGGCTATTACAATTGATTCTAGTCAGAATGTTGGTATTGGTACTAGCAGTCCATCACAAGAGTTTCATTTAAGACAAACCTCTGGCGACTGTAACTTACTGATTGACTCTGCAAATGGCGCATCTCAAATATTTTTCGGTGATGATGAATCGGTCAATATAGGAGCTATAAGATACGACCACGCTTCTAATTACATGCGGTTTAGCACTAATTCAGCAGAACGTATGCGCATCGACTCCAGCGGCAGGTTCTTAATTAACAAGGTATCAACTACTGGTGCGCTTCAATTGGAAGTGTTAGCACCTACCGGCTTTAGTGTTGTTTCCGGTTTTTATTCACCATCTACGCAATCAACCATTGATTTTAAAGACGCTAATACCACTGCAAATTATAAAGTGCGTATCGGTTCTGAAACAGATGATTTGCTTTTATTTGCTGGCGGTTCTGAGCGTATGCGTATCGACTCCATCGGTCGGCTTTTATTAGGCCAAAGCGCAAACGTGTCAGGTTTTGCTCTACAGTTACAAGGCAGTGGAGGGTCAGGAGGAGACTTATCACTTACATCTGATTCATCAAAAGCTGAAATTCAGAGTTTCAATAACAAGCCATTACATATTAACCGACAAGGTAATAACACGCTTCTTAACGAAGGAGGCGGCGACGTTGGTATCGGCACTAGCAGTCCTGATTCAATATTGCATTTATCTGGTAGTAGTTCCTCAAAGATTATTATAGAGAACTCTGCTAGTCCTCGCGGAAACTACATTGGTATAAATAGCTCAGACAACCTAGTTATAGCGGCTGATGAGGACAATTTAGGTACAAACTCTCACATACAGTTTAGAGTAGATGCCTCAGAACGTATGCGTATCGACTCTAGTGGGAGCGTTGGTATTGGCTTGAGTAGTCCTGCCCTTAATGTTAGTTATAACAAAATTATGCACGTTCATGCCGCGGATGGATTAGGCTCATTAGTAAAGGTAACTGATTCATCAACAGGATTTACAACAAACGATGGTTCTGACTTTTTGCAGTATGGCGCTGATTTGTACATTCTTAACAGAGAAAACGGCACAATGCGGTTTTCTACCAATGTTACAGAACGTATGCGTATCGACTCCAGCGGACGGGTAGGCATTGGAACCTCTGACCCTAGCTCTGGCACTTCAACTTACTACGATGATTTAGTTATTAAAAACGATACGTCTGGAACAGGCGCTGGAATAACTATTCAGTCTAATACTACTAATGGTTTTGGAGCAGTTGAGTTTCGCAAAGCTGATGGCACTCAAGTCGGTAAAATTTACGCAAGCAGTGCAGGTGGGCAATTAGCCTTTGAAACTGGCGGCTCCGAACGTATGCGTATCGACTCCAGTGGTAACGTTGGTATTGGTGTATCTTCAGTATCACCAGTAATCTCTTCATCTAAAACGTTACAAATAAATTCTAGCGGTAATACAACTCTATCTGTAAGAGCTATTGACTCTGTTAATGATAGAAGCGCAATTTTAGAATTATTGTCGTCAGGTAATGGTGTATCTAAGTCAATCATCTTATACGGTGACACAGATACAACACCAGGCACTGCTTCACCACTAGTCATTCAAAAATACCACTCCGGCGTGCGCTCAGAGGTAGGCAGATTTAACACTTTGGGGCATTTAGTTTTAGGCGACTCAACTACAGCATATTATAGATTGAAGTCAGGTGCTACTGGCACAGACGGCGGCATGCAATGGATGTTCAATACTGATGCCACTGTTTTCGCCTCCCTTACCTTGCCTTATGACACTCGAGCCACAACAGGATTACACTTGTATTCAGGCTATCCGATTACATATACGGTTCCGAGCAACAAAGCGCACCAGTTTGTAACAGGTAGCAGTGAGGCAGCACGGATTGACGCAGACGGCCTCAAGTTCAACGGCGACACAGCCGCCGCTAATGCGCTAGACGATTACGAGGAAGGTAGTTGGACGCCAGCAATAACTGGAACTGCTGGCATTCCCTCAATTACTTATTCGTATAGGGTCGGTTATTACATAAAAACTGGAAATGCCGTAATAGCTCGATGGGGCATGAGGATAAACACCATTAGTGGCGGGAGCGGAACATTAAGAATTACTGGTTTGCCTTACACGGCGAAATACTACGGCCCTTATCAACAGCCCTCTTGTTTTTCAAACACTCAGGGATTGACAACCGATGCTGATGGGCCTGTGTTGTTTTATGCCGAAGATAGTCAAACGACTATGCAAGCACGGCTTATGGATAATTCTGATACACCTATGCCGTTGAGCTATTGCCAAGCAGGCTCATGGTGTATTGGAACAATGATTTACGATGTTACATAAACCTTTTATATCTAGTGGATTCTAGATACAGACCAAGGAGAGAAAGAAATGGCATTAACCGAAAGACAGGAAGCAGACAAAATCGAAATTGTAGGCCCGTTCCGCGCTGTACAAGTTCGTACTGCTACGGTCATTGAAAGGGATGGCGAAGAGCTTACCCGTTCGTATCACCGTCACGTAGTACAACCAGGCGACGATACAACAAATGAAAGCGCAGAAGTGCAAGCAATTTGTGCAGCAGTACACACCGCAGATATTATCGCAGCTTATCAAGCATCACAACAGGAGACTCCGTGATGTTTAACTGGAAAATCGCGGCACTAAGAGGCGTATGAAATGCCGTATAAAGTTTCTGGAAAAATAGTTTACGTTAAACGGGGTGGCAAGTGGCGAAAGAAGGCAAAGGCCAAAACAGCGCAATCCGCCAAAAGAATGGTAGCTCTGCTACGAAGCGTCAAGCGACGAAGGAGAAAATAGATGGAATTTAAATTTCGAAAAGGCAGAATTTATAAAATCGAGAATGGAGTAAAGACAGAAATTTCTCGGGAAGAGTATAAATCCGGTTCAAATAAAAAAGATTGGACTTCTCCTGAAACTGTAACTCCTCCTGTAACCGAGAACGGTCAAGATTTTGTAGAATAATGGCAGCCCGAAAGCGAAAGTCGGTAAAAAAGAAACCAGTACCAACGAACAAGAAGTTGTACGCGAGAGTGAAAGCGGAAGCGAAACGTAAGTTCAAGGTATATCCTTCAGCTTACGCAAATGGGTGGCTTGTAAAAACTTACAAGGCACGAGGCGGTAAATACCGCATGGGGAGTAAGTAATGCCAGGACATTATGGACATGGTAAAAAGAAAAAGCCAATGAAAGGCAAAAAGCGTGGTGGTAAAAAGAAAAAGTCTATGGGAGGTTTGACTGCAAAACAGAAAAAACTACCTATGGCTCTTCAAAAAGCGATTTTGAAGAAAAAGCGGGGTAAAAAATAATGGAGTTTTTGCTCGGAATTTTAGTAGGCGCGGTAGCATTCTGGGGGTGGAACAACTTCGGTCGGCAAAAAGTAGACGACTAATGGAAGTTTCTCCCGTTCATTACACGGTTCCAACAAGTTATACTAATAGAAATATTGTGTATCAAGTATTTGATGGAATAGTGCCAGGAACTAAAAAAGTTTTAGCCCATATATACGATGTAACTGTTTATGATCGTAATGGGCATCTTAAAACAAGCACATCCGTTCATACGGTTGAGTATACTGCATAATTATGGCGAAACCGAAAGGAGGACTTACAAAGTGGTTTAAAGAAAACTGGGTAGATATTTCTCGTCCAAAAAAAGGAGGCGGGTATATGCCCTGTGGACGTAAAAAAGCTTCGAGTAAGAAGTACCCAAAGTGCGTTCCTGCATCAAAAGCAGCTCGTATGACACCGGCTCAAAGAAAGTCTGCCATATCAAGAAAGAGAAGGGCAGGTAACCCAGGCGGAAAGCCGACTATGGTAAAAACTTTTACAAAGTCGAAAAGGAGAATGAGACGTGGCGGCAAAAAGAAAAGGTAAGAAGCGAGATCCTCGCCTAAAAAGGGCAGGAGTATCTGGCTATAACAAGCCAAAGCGTACTCCCCGCCATCCAAAAAAGTCACACATCGTTGTGGCAAAAGTAGGATCAAAGGTAAAAACTATTCGCTTTGGTCAGCAGGGCGCAAAAACTGCAGGAAAGCCAAAAGCAGGTGAGAGTGAAGCAATGAAACGAAAACGTGCTTCTTTCAAAGCTCGTCATGCAAAGAATATTGCAAAAGGCAAGATGTCCGCAGCATACTGGGCAGATAAGGTGAAGTGGTGATGGGAGAAGAAATTGAAAAGAGTGGGTATCATCCTGCAGATTTAAACGGAGACAATAAAGTAGATGCTGAAGAGCGTGCAATGTATCTTGAGTTTAAGCGAAAAGAGCTTGAAGATGCAGACGCGATGCGAGATGCTCAGCGAAAAATGACTTGGTTTGCACTTGCAGGTATGCTACTCTATCCCGGTGTAGTAATGGGCACAGAGATTTTTGATCTGCATCAAGCCGCGACGATTCTTGGAGATATGGCCGCAGTCTACTTTGTATCTGTAGCAGGTATTGTAGCAGCCTTCTTCGGAGCGCAAGCTTGGAGTAAAGGTAAATGATTGATTTTATTTTAACTGTTTTTAACGTGCTATATGCACTTCCTGTAATTTGTTGCGTATGTTCAGCAGTTGCAGCAACTACCCCTACGCCTGTAGACGATAAACTATGGGCAAAGTTTTATAAAATTATTGACGTACTAGCATTAAATATTGGAAAAGCAAAAGAAAAATAAGAAGGTAATATGGCGGTAGAAATTAGTAGAAGAGACTTAGTCTCCGAGCAAATTGTTGATTTTCAATCTGAGACGAGGTTTCTCAAACTTCCAGTAGACCCATACTTGGAGCTACTCGGCGTAACACCTCTTCCGTCTCAAATGGCGATCATAAATGCGATCAATAACAATAAGTACCGTTTTGTCACGGCAGCTATTTCTCGAAGGCAAGGCAAAACGTATATCGCAAATATAATTGGGCAACTAGTATCACTAGTTCCTGGTTCACACATATTAATTATGTCTCCGAACTACGCCTTGTCTCAGATTTCTTTCGACTTACAACGACAACTTATCAAACACTTTGATCTAGAAGTCGCAAAGGATAATGCAAAAGATAAAGTAATTGAGTTGACGAATGGATCAACTATACGAATGGGATCTATCAATCAGGTCGATTCCTGTGTAGGCAGAAGTTACGACCTTATTATTTTTGACGAAGCAGCGTTGGCGGATGGAAAAGAAGCCTTCAATGTTGCACTTCGTCCTACGCTTGACAAAGATAATTCGAAAGCGTTGTTTATTTCTACACCGCGAGGAAAGAACAACTGGTTTGCAGAATTTTTTAATAGGGGGTTTACAGATGAATTTGCAGAATGGGCTTCGATACGAGCAACTTATAAAGATAATCCTCGAATGTCTGAAAGCGATATTACGGAGGCTCGAAAGAGTATGTCCGAAGCAGAATTTAAACAAGAATATGAAGCCGATTTCAATACCTACGAAGGACAAATTTGGAACTTCAATCATGAAGAGTGCATCGAAAACTTGGAAGAACTCGATACCTCGAAGATGGATATATTTGCAGGGCTTGACGTGGGGTATCGCGATCCCACGGCGTTTTGTGTCTTAGGGTATGACTGGGATAGTGATAAATACTATCTACTGGATGAATATTTAGATGCTGAAAAAACTACTGAACAACACGCAGTTGAGATTCGAAGACTTATGGAAAAGTGGGACATCGATTATATCTTCATTGATTCAGCGGCTCAGCAAACTCGATTTGACTTTGCTCAGAATTATGATATTACTACCACCAATGCCAAAAAGTCTGTTCTTGACGGCATTGCTCATGTGGCTGGCATTGTTGACAATGATAATCTTATCGTAGATCAGCGGTGCAAAGAAAGTATGTCAGCACTAGATCAATATCAATGGGACCCAAATCCAAATCTGGCTCGAGAAAAGCCCAAGCACAATATGGCATCGCACATGGCAGATGCACTTCGATATGCACTATACTCATTTGAAACTTTAGCTACTGGATT